CAATTAATGAAGCAATTTGCGCTCCATTTAAAGCGGATTTTGCAACATCAACCGCAGCAACATCCACAACTGGAGCAATAACGCCCGGATTTGTTGAATCAAGAACTGCATTTGCATCGGTTTCTTCAATAAGTAATGGCATAACATCGGTTAATTTTACGCTTCCAACATAACCGCCAAGCTTTGCCATGTAATTAATCATCCATTCAATGCGCTTTTGCCTTGCGGAAACGTAAGTTGTTTTAAATATCTCAAATAAATCCGCACTTTCCGCAGCATTAAACGAACCGGTTTGAATAACTCCAAACAATGTTGGCGCGGTTACACTATGAGCAACCAATATATTTTGTTGAACGGATGCCGCGGTTACTGAATAACGCTTATCAAGATCATTGCCGTTTAATTGTTGAACGCTTGGGGCTAAATCCGCGCCATCGGAAAAGGTTATAATAATTTCGCCGGCATCTTCAACGGATTGCGTGCGGCCTTTTATTGAATCCGTAATCCTTCGCAGCTCTTCGCTTGATTCCGGGAATCCGCTTGGCATATTTATTAAGGTACCGGATTTAAATCCATTTTGCAATTCGTACATATGAAATTTAGCAATATCAACATCGGTTTGAATCGCTGTTAAACCGCCTTGATAAGTTGGCTTCGGATAAATTCCCTTTTCTTTGCGAGATTTCTTTGCCGGTTCCTTGTAATAAAGAACAAATTGGCCAACCCGGTTATTTTCATCCAGGGCGGGAAACATTCGTAAGTTAGTTTTTTCCGAAGATTGTTGCATTGCGCTCCAATCATCCGAGATATAATAAGTCTTTTCATCTTCGCTCATTCGAATGCGATCAACATCCAAATATTCCCACAAAGCAACGCGAGTTCCTTCCCGGTTCCAAGTACCTTTAACACAAAAACCCCCGAACACCTCAAAATCAAAAGCCATTTGTTCGGCAATTTCATTCATATCAAACGCAGAATATTGGTTGCGGATAAATTCATCCATGTTCCCGGTTACCGCTTCAAGGCCGTTCCCGGCAATATAAAAAGTTTTTGTTTTTATAATTCCTTGATGCCAAGCGCTGCCATTATATAAATCTATTAAAAAATAAGGATAATCATTTTTCTTTCCCCACTTTACAAATCCAAGTTGGCGATCTTTTTCTTCTTCGGGGAGCATGAAATCTTTTCGAAAACTTAAAGATGTCATTTTGATTTTGTCGTTATTCATATATTTCAAAAGTTATTGGCGATTCATAAAAATTATTTGTTGTTGGTGCTTCAACCACTTCGGCGCGCCCGGTTTCAACAATTCCTTGCGATAATGTTGGATCCAAATTTATTGCGCTTGTTTGTTGGTAAATATTATAAACATAAGAACCGTTATAATCAAAAGTCAAATCAACGCCATCAATCAAAACAAATTCATCAAAGCGCAAAATTGATTGGCTTACATTCGTTAAAATGCAAAAATAAGATTTGAAGCTTTGTTCGTGGATGAACTCAAATAGATAGTTCGGCGCCGGGATTGTTGTCAATTCCGTTACCGTTACCACTATCGGAGTGCTTCCGCTTCTTTGTATTATCAACATACTTTATTAATTTTGGTTGATCTGTTTCATAAATGTAAAATATGCCCAAACTCATATATAATTCGCCTTGGCTTTCTTCAATTTTGTAAAATCTTGATGTTAATTTACTCCAACATTTTGCTCCAATATACTCTTTTTTTATTTTCATAACGTAAATATAAACAAAAAAAAAGGAAAGGAATTTATTTTCCCTTCCCTTTTATGATAAATTAAACTAAACTAATTAAATTGATGGCGATTGTTGTGCTAATAATGCCGCGTAAACTGCCGGGCTAACATCAGGAACTTCATCATTTTCCATACCATTCAAAACAATTACATGGCCTTTTCTATCTCCTTTAAGAACGCCACTTGTGTACTCATTCGCATCCGCAACTTGTAATCCTTCGCCGAAACCAAGGGCAACAATTGTTCCATCCGCGTTCTCAACCAAAGCAACAACCAAATTTTGAGCTAATAAGTGAATCTCACTTCTTAATTCTTTTGAATCGGATGCAATGATCATTGATAAAGATTGCTCATAAAATAGCGTTCCATTATCTTTATTAACTTTAATCGGAGCTGTAAAACTCGACAAGTTTGATTTCAATTTATATCGAAATGTTTCGCCAGTTACGGTTAATGTTGTTATTTCATTCGCCGTTATTGCGCTGTTTGCTAAATTGTCAAGCGGAAAAAGTAGAACGGATTTAATCCCGCCTTTTCCATTTGTACAAGTGCGGTCATTATATCCCGCTGTCATATCACATGCACTCATTTTCTTTTCTTTTTTTTGTTAAAGGGGAATTTTCATCCCCTTAATTATTAATTAAATTATATTGGCGAACTTGTTCCGTTCCATACTCCAACGTTATTCAAGAAAGGAACTTGAACTCCCGCTCTAAATTTAGAACGAAGATAAATCAAATCATCATCAAAAGAATACCAAAGATCGTATGATTCAAAATCGCTTGATAAGTCTGTTCCAAATACGAAATGAGATGAACGGCCAGTATAAATATTATCTTTACCATTTAATCCGTTTACTTTAACAACTCTCATGTTTGTTCCTGGTAGTAAAATCTCATCCATTGTAGCGATTGCCGTTGGATCGTAATTGAACAAGTTTAAAGTTACAAGATTCTTTAACAAAAAGTTAAATGATTCACGCCCGCAAAAACAAATGAAATCTTGAGATTCCGCAACGTTTGCCGGTGTATTTGAGAAACATGCATAGAATACATCATATGCATTTGATGCTGTTAAAGATGCAACCGCTGTTGGATTTAAATCAACACAACCCGCAGCTGTTGTAAGCAACTTACAAAAACCATCCATGAACGCAAGGTTACCACTTCCCGAAACTTTGTTTCCTTTCCAAATTAATTTGTCAAGTTCAAAAGCATGAAGCTTCAATAAGTAATCTGTAATTTGTGCCTCAAATGGAAGGTTTTTATCTTCGGCCATTGCTCCAGGTGTTAATGCAATTTGCGCCCAAAATCCCGCAAGATCTTTTTGGCAAAAACTTTTCATGTAACCAAGTGTTTCAACTGCAATATCTCTTTGCGTGAAAACCGTATTCCCGGAATTTGTCATTGTGCAATCGCCAGCTTGATAAACAATTGAATCGTTCATTAAGTTTAATGCTTCCGATCCTTTTACTCCTTGTTGGATTGCAATATATCTTAATGTTTGCGCTTCCGTTACGGAACGAACAATTAGATCTTGTCTTGTTTCATCTGTGTAAGCGGTCAAACCGGATACATCATATGAGAAATTATTGCTAATATACTTTTTTAAGCTCATTTTATTTATTTTTTAGAATTTATAATTTATTATATTTTTTTAACCATTCTTGGCGCGCTGTTAAGCTGCCAACTTTTGCGAATTTTTCGCTTTCATTTGTTGCATTTATTGGAGCGGATTTGAATGTTTCAAAATCGCTTTTCAATGTTGCAAACTCATTTACTAAATTTGTGTTTTGATCCGCAATAACTTTCATCATTTCGGCAACCGCTTCAAAGCTTGTTGCGAATGAATTTAATTTCGCGTCAATAATCAATTCCACTTTTTCCGCGCTCATTTGTTCTTCAACTGGAGCTTCTTCGGATGCTTCTTCTTCAACAACTCTTTCATCAATTATTTCTGTAATGATTCCTTGAGCATCAACAACAATTGAAAGCCCTTCCAAATCGCCGCTCAAAGCATGCGTTCCTTCAGGTGCCGGGATTGTTTCGGTTTCGGTAACTATGAAAACCGGTTGGCCAACTTCAAGAGAATCAAATTCAACAATTGTTCCATCCATTAAAGATGCTTGTTCAAACTTTTGTTTCTTGGCAAATGACAATTTCATTTCCGAAATCAAGTCAAGAACCGCTTTAAAATTTTTATTCATTTTATTTCTGTTTAAGTATTATGTTTTCTTGTTCGTAAATTTTGTTTCAAATCAAGCAATGCTTGAAATATCGATGCCATTTGTTCATCTTCTTTTGCATCCATTAAATTGAATACTCCTTCAATTGAGAATCCGTTGAACTTTCCTTCTTTTGCTTGGTTGAATATTTCTTTGTCGGTTACTTTGTAGCTAACAATCCAAGAGCCATCATTTGCATCTTTGAAACGTTCTGGCGCTGTAAATCCTTTTTCATTATTTATTTGATAAGAATGAATCATATAAATTCCCTTAACAACTTTGGAAGGATCATGATCCAGGTTAACATTGTTAAAATTTTCTTTTCTCGCATAATCAAATATTATATCCTTTACCGCTTGTTTGGTAAAAACAACATAATATTCTTCGGCTGTTTCTTTTTCATATCGATAAATTGGAGTATCCGCGGAAATTGCTATTCCGGTTATAACTTGCTCTTCTTCATTAAATTCAAAAGCCATTTGCTTTGCAAAAGTCATGAAGTTTTTTTCATGCGCCGGTTCCCCAACCAATGAATTAAATGAAACGGTTGTTTCGGAATCCAACAAGTCGATTGATATTTCGTAAATTGGTAAATCTTTTATCATATATATTATGTATTTTTGTTCGATGAATTTTGTTTATCCATATAAAAAACGTTCCGAAGAATTTGAACTCATCCATTCAATTCGTTGGATTCGAATGAGTTTCCCCCTGGCGAATGTTTATGTT